GGTAATGCAGGCGTCCTTTAAAAGGAGGACAACACATGGCAGACACAGTATTAAATACAACTGTATTTGACGGAGCAAAAAAACTAATCACACACTACAATGTGGTTTCAGATGGAACAGGTAGCACAACTACAATAGTTGATGTTTCTGGTTTAAATTCAAACAATGGTAAAACTTGTAAAACTGTAAGACTTAATAAAGTTAGTTTTAACGTTTCTGTAACAGCACCAGCAGATGCAATTAGAATGGTGTGGGGTGGATCAGATGTAGTATTTCAAACTTTAGCAGGTGAAATGGAATACGATTATTCATCTTTTGGTGGCTTAAAAAATAATGAAGCTAGCAGTTACACAGGAGATGTAAATCTTACTTTACCAGCTTGCACATCAGGAGACACTGGAACAGTCGTTTGTGAATGGATTAAAGTTTACGAATCGTAGGAGTTTAAATGGCTAATACCACTTCGGGGACAACAACGTTCGATAAAACTTTTGCTATCGATGAAATAGTAGAAGACGCTTTTGAACGTATCGGATTGCAAAATGTTGCAGGTTATCAACTTAAATCTGCAAGACGATCTCTTAATATCTTATTTCAAGAATGGGGTAATAGAGGTATTCATTACTGGGAAATAGCAGATCTTAATATCGACTTAATTGAAGGACAATCAGACTATGATTTTTTTAGATCAAGTAATGATGGCACAAGTGCTGTTTCTACACCAGCAAATGTTTACGGTATATCCGATGTTCTTGAAGCACAATTAAGATCTAATAGAACTCAAACTACACAATCAGATAGTCCGATGACGAAGGTAGATAGATCTACTTATGCAGGTTTTTCTAATAAATTATCTAAAGGCACACCTAATCAATATTGGGTAGAGAGATTTATTGATAAAGTTAGAATACATATTTATCCAACACCAGATTCTACAAATGCATCTAAAGATATGCATATTTATTATATAAAAAGGATACAAGATGTTGGTGATTATACGAATGCAACAGATGTTCCGTTCAGATTTGTGCCTTGTATGATATCTGGATTGGCATATTATTTATCACAAAAGTATCAACCACAACTTATGCAAGCTACAAAATTAGCTTATGAAGATGAATTAGCTAGAGCATTAGCAGAAGATGGCTCTGCTTCTAGTACATACATAACACCAAAAGCATATTATCCAGGAGCATAATGGCAAAGTACGCAACAGGAAAATACGCAAAAGCAATATCAGATAGATCTGGTATGGAGTTTCCATATAAAGAAATGGTTAGAGAATGGAATGGATCATTTGTGCATGTATCAGAGTTTGAGCCAAAACAACCACAATTAGAGCCAAAACCTATGAATGGTGATTCTATATCTTTACGTAATGTTAGACCCGATAGAATAGAAACAGCTGTGCCTAATATTTTACCTTTAAATGCATTTACAACAACATCTGGATCGGCAACTATAAGTGTCAATGAACCTAATCATGGTAGATCAACTTCTGACACAGTTAGATTTAGAGATGCGTTAAATGTTGGTGGTGTTGCAGCAGCAACAATAAATAATTCAAGTGGATACACCATAACTAAAGTAGATGATAATAATTATACCTTTGCAACAGGCACAACATCTAGTATAAGTGAAGAAGGAGGAGGCGGTTTTGCATCAGCAGGACCAGTCACGGTAACGGCATAATGGCAGGATTAAGCGCATCAGGATTAAAAACACAAATAAGAAGTTATACTGAAACAGACTCAAATGTTTTAACAGACGCTGTTTTAGAAAATATAATTTTAAATGCACAATACAGAATATTTAGAGATGTGCCTATCGATGCAGATAGAAAACAACAATTAGGTAATTTTGTTGCTGGACAAGAGTCTATAAACGCTCCTGCAGGATGTGTGTTTGTTAGAGGTATACAAGTTTACGATACGGCAGGATCTGAAATTACAGGGGCTAATAGATGGTTAGAGAAAAAAGACGTAACTTATTTACAAGAGTATCAGGATGTAACCGGAACCTCCGCTGCTCAAGGTCAACCTAAATATTATGCTATGTTTGGAGGTGCTACAGGAGAGTCTGATACTACATCAGGAAGAATATTTGTAGCTCCCACACCAAACACAACATATAGATTTAGAATACATTTTAACAAAGCCCCTGATCTTTTAGAGAATGATGACACTAATTATATTAGTCTTAACTTTCCAAATGGTTTGTTATATTGTTGTTTATCAGAGGCATATGGGTTTTTAAAAGGCCCGATAGACATGTTGACTTTGTATGAAAATAAATATAAACAAGAGGTACAGAAGTTTGCTAACGAGCAAGTTGGTAGAAGACGAAGAGACGACTACACAGACGGAGCAGTTAGAATACCAGTAAACTCAGCAAACCCGTAGGAGATTATTATGGCAATATCATCAGCAATATGTTCAAGCTTTAAACAAGAGCTTTTACAAGGTAAACACAGTTTTGAATCTTCAGGTGGACACACTTTTAAGATTGCTCTTTTTACAAGTTCAGCTTCTTTGGGTGCAGCGACTACTGACTATTCAACATCAAACGAAATATCAAACACATCTGGATCTGCATACTCTGCAGGTGGAGCTACACTTACAAACAATGGTGTATCTTTATCATCAACAACAGCTTTCGTTGACTTTGCAGACGTAACTTATTCTTCTGCATCTTTTACTGCAAATGGTGCATTAATTTATAATACAACAACAGATGGTGGTTCAAGCACTACTGATGCTGTTGCAGTTATAGCTTTTGGTGGTGATAAAACAGCAAGTAATGGAACTTTTAAAATAGAGTTTCCAGCAGCAGACGCAAGTAACGCGATAATCAGATTAGCATAGGAGGTCAACCATGTCGGTGACTTCAGGATGGGGCCGGTTAACCTGGGGACAGGCTAATTGGAATGAAGCCGTAACTTTAAAAACAGGTTGGGGTGCTAAATCTTGGAGTGAAGACGAGTGGGGTCAATTATCCGATGCTGTTGCTCAACCATCTGGTTTATCAATTACATCTAGTATTGGATCTGTAACTGTTGATGATGTTAACTTAACATTAACAGGACAATCAATTACACCTTCTGTTGGTTCAATAAGTTTACCAGACATAGGAGTTGGTTTTGATGGAGTGTCAGCAACTTTTTCTGTTGGTTCTATTACACCAACAGAGATGTCAATTGGATTAACAGGTCAATCTATAACCTCTGCGATAGGTGCTCCTGGTGTTAATGATTTAACAGTTGGTTTAACAGGTGTATCTTTTACTGCTTCTCAAGGAACTGCATTTGCTCCAAATGATACGGTTCAACCTTCTGGACTAGCTATAACTTCTTCGCAAGGAACAGCTACAGGAATATCAGAACAAGAAGTATCTTTATCTGGACAACTAGTAACTTCATCTTTAGGTTCTCTTACAATACCAAATGCCACTGCTCAGTTTGATGGTTTATCTATGGAGGCTCAAGAAGGTTCTCTTGTTGGGTTAGGTGGTGCATTAGCACAACCAACAGGTCAATCAGCTACAGCTAGTGTTGGAACTTTAGATCCTAATGATATGACATTAGGATTAACTGGTGTATCATTTAGTGCTAGTGTTGGATCAGTAAGTGTTGTTGATATGCAGGTTGGATTAACAGGTCAATCAGCATCATTTAACATAGGAACAGTAGATATCTTTGCTTATGGCGATGTTGACACTGGTTCAAATACATCATATACTAATGTTTCGACAGGTTCGAATGATACATATTCGGATGTTGCAACTGGATCAAATACAAGTTATAGTGACGCTGCATAGGAGAAAATTATGGCATCAACATACACACCATTAGGTGTAGAACTTCAAGCAACTGGTGAAAACGCTGGTACTTGGGGAAATAAAACAAACGTAAACTTACAAGTCATTGAACAAATATCTGGTGGTTTTACACAACAAGCTTTAACTAGTGGTGGAACTGTTGCTTTAACAAGCAGTGATGGAGGAACAGGAGATGTTCTTGCTCACAGAATAATAGAATTTACAGGTTCATTATCTGGTAATGCAGTTGTTACAATACCTCTTGATGTACAAAATTTTTATCTTTTAAGAAATTCTAGTTCTGGTTCTTATACAGTTCAATTTAAATATACGTCTGGATCAGGAAGTTCTGTAACTTTTTCTGCTACAGATAAAGGAGATAAATTAGTTGTTGCAAAAGGTGATGATGGAACTAACCCTAACATAGTAGAAATATCATTAGCTACAGCAGGCACAGTAACAGAAACTGGCACACAAACTTTAACAAACAAAACATTAACGTCACCTAAAATAGGCACATCTATTTTAGATACTAATGGTGCTGAATTATTTAAATTAACAGCTACAAGTTCTGCGGTTAATGAAATAACTTACAATAACGCAGCTACAGGAAACAAACCAACATTTACTGCATCTGGTGATGATACTAATATTGGTGTATCTATACAGCCAAAAGGCTCAGGAACAGTTACTATTGATGCTTTGACATTCCCTGCAGCAGATGGTAGTAGTGGTCAGATATTACAGACCGATGGTTCTGGAAATTTAAGTTTTACAACAGCATCAAGCGGTATATCAATGGGAAAAGCTATTGCAGCAGCGATAGTTTTCGGATAAAAGGAGTTTAGGAGAATAAAAAATGGCAGCACCAAATATAGTAAATGTCACAACGATTAATGGTAAATCAGCAGTAGCTGATTTAACAACAACTTTAACAACTACATTATTAACAGCAGCATCAGATCAAGTTAACAAAATTAATTTAATTAGAGTTACAAATGTAACTGATACCGACGCAACGGTTACAATTGATTCAGAAGTTTCAGGAACACATAAAGAATTAGCTGATGAACTTACAGTTCCAGCTCACGCTTCAGTTGATATAATAGATAAAAACTCATCTTTCTATTTACAAGAAACTGATCTTATTAGAGGTGGAGCATCAGCAGCATCAACATTAGTAGTCACAATATCATACGAACTGATAGACGACGCGTAGGAGGACTAACCGATGTCGGACAGTTATCCTAGACGAGACCAAGCAAGAGGGCTTTGGAAAATCAATGACATTACTAAAAACATAAAAGAGGATGGAACTTATCCTCAGTTAGGTGGGGGTACGATTGGAATTTTTACAGGTGGTAATCCTAATCAAAATACATGTGATCAAATAGTAATTGAAACTACGGGTAACGCTACAGATTTTGGAGATTTACCAGTTGCAGTTTATGGAAATGCACAAGGAAATGCTTCTTCATTTACAAGAGCATTAAGCGCTGGAGGTTATAATGGTTCTTCTTATGTTAATACAATTAATTATATTCACTTTAATAGTTTAGGAAACTTTGCAGATTTTGGTGATTTAACTGTTGCGAGAAATGCTCTTGGACAACATTCAAGTAATACTAGAGCTATTTTTGGTGGTGGTCAAGTGCCTGTTTTAAATACAATAGATTTTGTAGAGATAGCTACATTAGGTAATGCAACTGATTTTGGTGATTTAACTGTAGCTAGATTCACACCAACAGCAGCAGGTAATTCTACTAGATGTTTATTTGCTGGAGGTGGAACACCTTCTAAAAAAGATGAAATAGATTTTATAGAAATAAGTTCAACTGGTAATGCTGTAGATTTTGGTAACTTATCTTCAGGAAAATCAGGTGTGTCTGCTAACTCTTCTAACACAAGATATTTAGCAGGAGGTGGTGCTAATGGTGGAACTCAGACAACTATCGATAGTGTTGAAATAGGTAGTTTAGGAAACTCTACAGACTTTGGTGATTTAACTGTAGCAAGAAATAGTTTTACAGGAACGTCAAATAATATTAGAGGAATTTGGGCAGGAGGAGCACCTGGACCATCTAATGTTATAGATTATGTTACTATTGCTCAAAGTGGAAATGCAGTTGATTTTGGTGATCTATCTGCAGCTAGAGATAGTGCAGGTTCAGGATCAAATGGTCATGGCGGTTTAGAATCATTTCAACCAAGAGCCCCAGAACTTTATTCACCAACAGGCACAGTTATATCAAGAGGTGGTGGAGCTGGAGATATATGCATACTTGGAGGAGGTGAAAGTCCAAGTCCTGATACTAGCATGGAATCTATACAAATTTCAATTTTAAGTAATGCATCTGATTTTGGAGATTTAATTACAACACCAATACATGATTTGTATGGTAGCACAGCAAGTGCAGAAAGACTTTTATTTCTTGGAGGATCAGGTCCATCAAACGTAATTCAATACGTAGAGTTTGATTCTAAAGGTAATGCAGCAGATTTTGGTAATTTAACAGCTTCGGCAAGGTCAACAAGTGGACATGGTAATGATACCAGAGGACTACGTGGAGGTGGAGCGGATCCAAGTAATACAAACGTGATTGATTATGTCACTTATGCAACAGTAGGTGATGCCACCGATTTCGGTGATTTAACATCTGCAAGACAGCAAGCAATGGCATCTGGTTCAAATACTAGAACCGTATTTGGTGGTGGTTTTTCAGTAACAGACATAATTGATTATGTCACAACAGCCTCTACAGGTAATGCCACAGATTTTGGAGATTTATCTGTTGCTAGAAATGGTGGCGCAAGCGTATCATCTACAACAAGATCTGTTTTTGGAGGAGGCGCAACACCAAGTAATTCTAATGTAATTGACTATGTTACAATCGGATCAACTGGTAATGCTACTGATTTTGGAGATTTATCTGTTGCTAGACAATCAATTGGTGCAAGAGGTTCTAATCAAACTAGAGGTATATTTTGTGGTGGTTCCTCACCTTCAGATTCAAATGTTATAGATTATATAACGATTGGATCAACTGGTAATGCTGCAGATTTTGGAGATTTAGTAACAGCGAGAAGAGGACATGCTGGATACTCTAATGGCCATGGTGGACTTTCGTAAGATTCTATAGTATAAAAACTACAACATGATCATATACATGCTAAACTATAAAGGAGAAAAATATGTCATCATCTAAAGATCTGGTAATCCAGAAACTATCAAACTCGCCACTGGTTAAAAAAGAGTATAAACAAATGTTAACCAATATTAATGCTAGCCTACCAGCTATTAAACAATCAAGTTCAAACTTTTATAAATCACACTCACAATTTATGGGTGTTATGCTAGACGTTACAGCAATCACACCGATTAGATCAGTCAAACATACGCTAGCTGAACTAGATAAAACTAGAATGGCTTTGGAGGAAGCACAGCTTAAAATGATGAAGAAGGATATAGAGCTTCGTCAAAAAGAAAAAAAGATGGCTGATGGAGATTACAAGGACGAGTTTGAAAGAGAACTACTTGATACAGAGATCTTAGAGATCAAGGTAAATATGAATAATATACAGAATTCAGTATCTGGAGCCATTAGGAAGATGAATTTCTTTACTAATCAATACAAGAGTATCTTGAAGAAGTTAGGTAAAGATGATATCACAGAGGAAGAGTACGAAAAAGAAGAGTCTAGATATCATGTGATGACTTGCATGAAACAGGCTCTGAATGCTGCCCGTGCTAGAGGTGGAGTCATTGACGAAGGAAACTTGATTTATCTCTTTGATATGGGTATAAATAGTGCACAGGCACAAGCTGAAATTTATGCTTATTTAGAAATGGAAAATAAGTTAATGAAAGAAGGCAAGGCGCCTACTCACGAAATGACCATGCAATGGTTAGAAGCGTGCGCTGACAAATTCTCTGGTGACTCTGTTAAGTTTGCAGAGCGAAGAGGATTCAAGCTATACGATGAAGAGTCGCTCAATACTAAACTTTTAGATAATAAGGAGAAACCAAATGGCAAACAAGATAGTTAAATACAAACTTACGGATGCAGGTACAATTCCAACATGGATAGATGATGGTGGATATTATCCTGATACTGAAGAAGTTATGATCGGTGCAACGGTTGACGGTTCAAGTGAAGTAGGACTTGGTGAACTTGCAAGTGAAGCAGATGTAAAAACATATTTAGATAGTTATACATCTGACTGGACTGACCAAGATTATAGTTCTGATGATCCAAATGCAACTGTACCATTCGATCAAGCAGCTGCAGCCACACATATCTGGTCTAAAAAGATAGGTTAGTAAATGGCTAACTACCCGCAACTCGATAACGCTAGAGGCGTTTGGA